GAACCTGCAGGCCCAGAGCGCGACCAGGGAAGGATTCCATGTCAACCACATCACCTGCGGTACCGTCCAGAGTGTTACCAGTGGTGAAGGTGCCCGAAGGGGTGTATGCACCACCGACGTTAATACCAAACGTTGCATCGTAAAGGCCGCCAGAAGCTGCCGGCGAAGTGCCACCGGAGTAGAAGCGACGCATCTTCGACGCGTACGGAGGAGTTGCACTGGTGTTACCGAAGACTTCATCTCCGACAGCAATATCGCCAGCAGGAGTTTCAGCAGTCGTTCCTGCTGACTTGTAGACAAAGCGCAGGGAGAAGACAAGACCGACAGGTCCAGTCATCGGCTGCACGCCGACCACTTCAGTCGCGATAGTGCCAGGGATAATACGGCGGATCATCGGGAGAATCAGCTTTTGGAAGCTGCCGATATTTCCTACCGAGGTTACATCAGATCCAGCGGTTTCAGAGAGGTACTTGGCTTGGTTATCCAGCACCGTTGAAACGATCGCTGCGCGGCGAGTATCCAGGCCTTCAAGTAGGGCAGCCTTGGTCTCCTTCCAGTTTTCGAATAGTTCCTTCATGGTGTAGCTCCGTTGTTTAGGGTGATGGGTATTACTTAAGGCCAGCCAGTTTCCGATAACGCTGGATCCTGTCCGATGCCGCCACGTCAATTTCTTCTGTTACCACTTCCTCGTTACCGGTCACGACCTTGGAATCCGGCACAAGAGCCTTCTCCTGGATCTTACCTTCGACGATCTTTTCCACAGCCTTAGGGGCCGGGGCGACGGTTTCGCGGAGGATGCGACCGATGTAAACCTTATACGCTTCCTCTAGTTTTTCCGTAGCAACGTTCGAGAGAATTACCTTCATCTGCTCTTTAGCGTTTCCACTAAGAGAAGTAAGGAGCTCTTCGAGTTTCGTGCTGCGAGCTTCTGCCAAGCGTGACGCTTCAATTTCAGCGATTTTGCGCTCTGCATCAGCAAGTTTATCCTTGGTTTCAGCGAGCTGTTGCTCGGTGACATCAAGATCAGCTTTGCGGTGAAGTTTGAACTCTGATTCAAACGCTTCGAACATCTTACGACCAAACTCAAGCTTCTTAACATCAACAATATCATCCTTCAGCTCAGCGAACTCTTCATCGAGGCGAACCTCAAGGAAAGCGTCGAGCTTGTTGACCAAGGTGTTGATCTCTTCGCCTAGCTGCTTTGCGAGGACTTCTTTCTCTTCAACCAACTTCTCTGCGTACTCAACTTCGAGGTCACGGAATTTGTTGATGTCTTCCTTCAGCTCGTCGATCTCAGCACCTAGGACAGTATCGATCTTCTCGTTCACCTTGGTGACAAGAACATCTTGCGCCTTGACGAATTCTTCAGATAGCTTGGAAGTGATCTCAACTTCTAACTTAGAACGTTCCTCGGTGAGGTAGGCCTCAATCGCGGACTTGAACTGCTCCGTGAGCGTGGCCTTCGTCTCTTCGCTGAGAAGGTCGGACTCAAGCAACTTACGTAGGATCTCATCCATGCTTGGTAATCTCCGATAGTTAAAGACACGATATGCCGTGTCTGGTGTTGTTATACTGGAATATTTAGTTTTGAGCAGGAATTTTGCGAGGAAAAGCAAAATATTCTGAGGATAACCTACTTTGGGATCTGCAGGACGATTATTGGTCGTCTGGAGGGAAGCGATCACCTTTAACAGAGTCTACGTCAAACCAGCAAGCGATAGCAGCTACTAAAAAAACTACACAGAGAATAAGAAGAGAAATGGTCACTTGATGTCTTTTAGTGCTTTTCTAATCTTATCTATCGCTTCACCAATAGCGTCCCTTGAGATGTCCTCGTCGAATACGTCATACTTGTTGGATAACTCGTCCGACAACGCTTGGACTATTGAGTAACTTCCGTTGAATATGCTATCCAACATCTGTTTACTCAGTTCTTTTACAGCTTCTTTGGTCGCCTGCTCTGTCTTAGCTTTGATTTGAGCAGGCGACAGCACGGTTGTCTCTAAGAGGGCACGAAATTTCATAGAACACTTCCTCAACGATTAAAGTGCAATGCTGCCACTCGTGATTTCAAACCCTTACTGTAAAGACTTTCTGACCAGCAAGCGATAGATGTTTTCGTCAAATCTTCGCCAAGATAAAGTTCAATTTGTTAAATTTCTTTAAGAGCTAAAAACTTAGCAAGCTCATAAAAACTACAAAGGTTAGTCCTCAGGGATGTAAGTAATGTTTTGAGCGATCTCTTGTGTTCCCTGAAGAATATTAACGTATGTGCGATGAGAGTCAGCCAATAGATAGATGTTGCGCTTGGCCTTCTGGTAAAGAGATCGAAATTCTTTCATGTTTTCACTACCGGTGATGTCATTATCGGTGACAATCAACACGTTGTAGCTCTTCTTGACTAGTTTCATGATCTCAGAAGTTAGCTGTGGATTGAAGTTCGTAGTACTTCCGATCGTTTGGCTGAAGAGCTTAGACATCGATCCGGTCTCGGGGGTGCTAGATTTTTGGCTATCAACAGAGTCAACCCTCACGTAAGATCCGTTAATAGTACATTTATAAACTTCAAAATTGTGACTGAATTTGATCAAATAAAACTCGCCAGCATGCTGCTTGAGCAGATTATTAAGATTCGCGTAAACCTTCTTAACCGCTTCATTCATTGATCCAGACGAATCAATTACACAGCAAAGCTTGACCTTTTTCACTCCAGTTTTAATAATGTTGGCTCCAACAGAGTTAGGTTTCGAATAAGATTCTTCCTCTCCAGTTTCCGTAGCAACAAACTTCGCCAATAGATCTTTCCATTTAATTTTCGGTTGTACCTGGTTATAGTCGAATTGTCGCCGGTCACGTTGATCCTCTGGAACCTCTTCGGACAGACTTTCTGTAAGACCCGCTATGAAACGCCAGTTATGTGGAAGTTCGATCTTTGCCATGTTATTTCCTTAATTGTTGGCCAGTTAAACTCTCGAAAAACTTAGCAAGCTCAACGCTGAAATACTTCTGTGCTTTTTCATCGTTGAGAACAGCTTCGGCTAGAGTTATGATTTTTTTGTCGCCATTAAGAGCTTCCATCACGTGCCCTGGGTACGCGTCGGGTGCCGATGGTTGGGCCACAATGTCAACCGTGACTAGATTAAAACTATTGACCTTGCCCTCTACGACGTTACCAGAACCACGAGTTGAAACACCTAGCTTACCACCACCTTCTAGGATTGCCTTGACGATCATTCCCTTCGGAGTAGCCAGAAGCTTCGCCTTGCCCATACCATTCGCCCCATCAAGCCGCATCTCGGTGATGATGTGTGAAACGTTGTTTAGGTCGATGTTCAGATTGTCTGGGTGATTGAGTTCACCGTAAATCGACAACCCCTCGGAGAGGCGCTTGGTGACTGAATCAACAGCTATCTTGATTTCCTCAATCGGATACTCTCTTCCATTTCCGTTAAGAATTCCACCCTGCATGAAGATTCCTGAAAGGTACGAGCATTTCAGTTTGGTGTTTTCCTCAACAATCAGGCGCGCCTGGGCTGGGTTCAAGTGTTCGATAAGAACTAGTTTGCTGTTCATGATAGGATCTCATATGTAAAGCGGTATTTATGCCGAACAGCTATTTTGTCTTCTTTTAGCTCTCCAACTTAGGATCCTCTTGAACTAAGGTAAGTGGACCCCATTTCCCCATGACCGCGTCACAGATAGATGTAGGGTCGGTGTCGCACAGCAGAGTTTCGTTGTCCATCCTGAGGATACCTTTGAAATAGTCCGAGCAATCTAACGCACCATCGGTGTCAACGTTGAGACCTAGAGCTTTATTGAGGACCATCTTCCATTTCGCAGGGTAGGCGGTACCGATGCTGGCGAAGGCCCATTCGAGAGCTGTGTGGGAAAGGGTTGTTGGACGAGACACCCACCCGAAGGGGAGCTCACGTGATAATGGGAAGAGCCTAATTCCAGAACCAACCGCTTCCATAATGAAAATTCGATCATTGGCGACCCAAGCCATCCCCACATGACTCCACTTAGAGGGCTTAAACATACGCACCAACATGATCTGAATGCCGTACCAGCTGTGCCAGTTGCCGCCGGAGAAGAACAAAGCATCGCCTGTTTTGATGAGAGGTCGTGCGTCAGAATAATTCATAGTTTGCTCACTTTAATTCGTCAAGAGCGGCGCCTGGATCATCGACGGCTCCCTTGTCCTCTGTTTCTTTGCCCTCTCCTCCCTTATTCTCTTCTGTGTCTACCGCTTCTTCACCGGAGTTTTCATCAGTTTCCTTGTCTTCTTCAACTTCATCCTCAGGAGCCTTTTTACTAGTCACGTCCTCAAAGTTCTCGTAGTCCTCGGAAATTTTGATCTCAGGCATTTTCTCGATCCAAGCTGGATCATAAATCATTCTTAAGTCTGTTAAGCGTGGAGCCAGTTTATCAGGGATTGCCCTCTCTTGCTTGATCAGCACTTCGTTCTCTTGGATGTCATCCTCTGATAATCCGAGAAAGTGAATCAGTTTGTAACGCTCAGAGAGAGACTTAATATCCTTGACTGACGAGTAATTATTGAGCAGCTTTTCGTTGACCTCTGCTTCTTTGTAGGTCGTAAAGTTTTGTGGATCAGTTAATTTGATCTTAAAGATGTTTGAATCAATCTTAAGACCGGCTGACTTGAGGTAAGCCTTGAAATGATCATCAAAAGTACTATTGAGCTTAGTTTGTAGTCGCACAACGTAGTTGGCGAACCTGGCCTCCTCGATATACGCGATGCCGACCTTACCATCGGTGATCGCGGCGCCGGTGTCATCGCCACCGCGCATGTATGACGAGGGAATACGCAACCCCTGAAGAAACTTGGCTTGGAAGTAGGCAAGGTCCCGGATTTCTCCAAGGGACTCACCACCTGAGAGAGTTTCAACCCTTGAGCCACGACCTTCTGCAGTTTGTGCAAAGAAAAAATCTTCGATCATGCTTTGACAAGCAAAGATTCCTACACCCAAACCAACAGTATGATGTGCGTGATACTTATGATCTCCATCTACAGTTAAACAACCAGTATCGGCGCGATGTGCGAGATGCTCTACATTAATAATACGAATCACAGGATTTTTTCTTTGTTCTAGAGAGATCAACGACATATCTGGAGTCAATTGATCAGCTCTAACTTTTTCTCCCCCAAGAATTGGAAAACGGTGATCGGGTGTGACAGTGACACTTTCTCCGTTGTCAAGTATTACTTTTACTAATTCAGCGTTTCTTCGAGTAACACCGGCCCAAGTCACTGGACCAGATACTACTTCACCAGTCAATGAGTTGCAAGAGTAAACCCAATTTTGCTTCCCCTCTTCATGCTCTCTAATAATGTCTTGTAATTGAAGAACTCGCCCGTCAAGCAACGGTATCATAGTATCGAGTGAAAAGCACATCGGATTCGCGATAGAGTCGATTTTATCAGTACCACCCGACTCATTCGGAATTCGTTTTTGTCTCATTTCGTTCTTGATCGCCTCAAGGTACGCCTTGACCTTTTGTGGTGGCATGTTGCCGGTGTCGATGAAGAAGACACGACGCTCAGGAGCCCGGACGATCCGGTAGATGATGACCGAATCCTCTAATAACGAAAGATGTCGAAACGCTTTAACTGTTGGGAAGAGTACAGATTCACCGAACGGGCCATTGTCTCCCATCGAACTAGACAATGTAAAGTGAACTACACCGGCAGCCGGAACTAAAATAACATCACCGAAAGCACCCAACTGATTCTTTTCACCAACTCGAATGTGATACTGCTCAATCTCGCCTTCAACACCGATTGAGACACCGATAACATCACCGGGTTCGATATACTGCCAACGCTTGAGATCTGATGACTTCTTGAAGAAACAGTCTCCGAACTTGATTGTTGTGCGGCCGATGTCAAAGAGAGTGTTGTCGAAGTTTTGCATGTCACACCAGTGACGCAATGCGGCGCGCACAGTCATCGTAATCGCTTCGGGGATCTCCTTATTGCTTTCGTTTTGATAAATGATTTCAAAAGGGAGGTTGGTTTTAGCGTTTTTCTGAACCATCTCCTCGGCGATTGTGTCGAGAGCACGAGCAACAAAGACATCGCTGTCCATGTTTTTGAACTGGGTATACTTGGAGAAGCGCGAGGCTGCACCCTTCATTACCTTAGTATACCAGCTGACGTTAGAGTAGAGCTTTGCAGCTTCGACGCTTGATGCAACGTAATGTGATTTGGTGGCTGCTGGCTTGACGATGCGCCAGAAGTCTGTGAATGTGCCGGCCATGAGATTCCCTTATAGTGTAAAGGTATTTATAGAGTCTCTGGAGAGGGAAATAACCGTACTGTTACATTGAATCATTCTATGATAAAATGATTTATAATGATCGCCTTGGGGTTTTACGATTGCCAAACAGAACTCACTATGTAGGTTTTGATGATTACGTACAACTATGAAGATTAAAGAGAAAAACTTAATCGGTAAAGTTTACACTGGTGGTTACATTTATTGCAGCAACAATCAACTTACATCTCTAGAAGGTGCTCCATCTGAAGTGGGTGGTAGCTTTGATTGCAGCCGCAATCAACTTACATCTCTAAAAGATGCTCCATCTGAAGTAAATGGTGACTTTGATTGCGGCGACAATCAACTTACATCTCTAGAAGGTGCTCCATCTGAAGTAAATGATCACTTTTATTGCAGCTACAATCAACTTACATCTCTTCATGACATCCATAAAATCATTAAGAAATGCAAATACTTCTATTGCAATAAAAATAATATTAAAGACTCGATTTTAGGTTTGCTCTTA